CGGATGCACTCATCAAAGCAAAAGATAAGAAACTTGAAGACTTATATCCAAACATCACAAGAGAGATTGTGCGTAAAGCATTTCCTACTCTATTGACTGATGTTCAACCAAATCAATTTAGCAAAAAGGAAGATGATAATGAGTAATGACTGGCAAGATAGAATGTACGAACTAGACGATATGGTTCGATTGATTAAATTAGAAGCACAAAACTTCTATGATAAAAACAACAAATCAGCAGGCACTAGAGCAAGAAAAGGTCTGTCTGACTTAGCAAAATTCTGTGCAAATGAGCGTAAAATCATTCAAGATAAGAAGAATAATCCAGACCCAACAGTCTGATAATAGACCATAAGGAGATAGATTGTGAATCCAATTATTCATACGGTATTAGCATTAGCAGTAATCTTTATAGCATGGCGAATTGGTCGCTGGCAATCTACAAAAGACGCAATTGAGAGATATACAGAGACACTAGAAGAGCATGGTTATATCTATATCACTCAGTTGCGCGATGGTTCTTATGAGTTTGTAAAGCACTGGAAGAAAGTAGAAGAATCCAAATGATTACCGGTACATGTATGCACACTGTAGATAGTGATACATTCTTGCAAGCATGTATCGTTAAAGTACAAATCAACGAATATCAGAATGGCATAGAGTATCACAAATACTGCAAAAACTGCTATCGCAAAGCAGAAAGAAACAATATGCTTTTATCAGAAGATGAAGTGGAAGATTATCTGAATGGCGAACAAGATTACTGATATAATTGTTATTGACGATGCTATACCAAAAGCACTATTCAACATATGGCGAGAAGAAGTATACAATAGCAATGAATGGAGATATTATCCATACACGGACTACAATCCAATAAATCAAGGCGTAGAGAACGTATCAGAAGAGCATAAACTTGATGATACACCTAAGTTTCAGTTAATGTATGATGTGAATAATCTAACACATCTAACACAATCAATAGTAGATATGCAAGCATCACTTTGTAAGATATCTTCATATGAAATCACTCGCATGAGAATAAATGCGCTATCTAATCATAGAGAAGTTCCGCAACATCATCCTATTCATAGTGATACTCCTGCAGATGACAAGTCAGGTCTTGTATTGAGTTGTATATTATATGTAAATGACAGTGACGGTGATACACTATTCTATTCGAATGAAACACAAGAAATCGTGCAAAGAGTAAGTCCTAAAGAGAATAGATTACTTGCATTTCCTGCAGAGTTGTTACATTCTAGCAGTCCACCACGCGATACGATGACACGCTTCATGTGTAACACAGTATACACTTATAATGTATAATGAATGAATTCGAATTTCTATGGTTGTTAGTTATCATACCAATCTGCATTGCAATTATTTTCAATTTAATGTTTCTTTTTACTTGACTTCTATGTAAAGTTCTGTTATATTATATAAGTAAGATGAATTGTAACAGAGAGGTTTTCAAATGGTTACCAATCGTCCCAAATGTCAAGTTCCCAATTGCGGTAAAAACGCACACAATACAAGCACAACTGCTAATCCAAAATGGCGCAAATCAACATGGGTTCGTGAAGAATTCGGTGTTGAAGAAGGTTACGTCTGCAACAAGCATCACGCTGTAAATTACGCCATTGGTGGTTGGGTATACAAACAGCATCGCAAGACGTATTGTGAAAACATCGATAATCGTCTAGGTCACGGTAAATGCACAACAACAATCATTGATCCTGAATGGCAGTTAGAAGTCGACCACATTGATGGTAATCACGACAACAATGAAGAGAGCAATCTACAAACATTATGTGCTTGCTGTCATCGTCTAAAGACGAGAGACAATCGAGACTACTTATCGTTACCTCATGTAATCATAAAGAAAGTCGCATGAACAGAGAAGACATACATCAAGAAGCAATACCACTCATCGTTGCGCTTACTCTCGCATTCGTAACGTATGATGTATTCAACGAAAGCGCGGCATATATCGTATCACTTCTCGCATACTTAATCATGAAAATCGCAACAATGTATAAGAAGGTAAAATAATGACTGTAGAAACAATCACAATGAATGACGTAAACTATACGACACATCCAATCACAGGTGATAAAAAGAACGAAGCAGTACAAGCATGTTTCGCAATGCTGAGAGAAGACTATAAAGATAAGACAGTAATCAATATGACTACTTACTTCAATAGCGGGTTCAATCACATCACACAGAAGCAAGAACAGTCACCAGTCTTTGGTATAGAAGTAGAATGGGTATGATAATCAATCAAACAATAGAAGTAACATTACCTTATATCGGTCTACTTCACATACTGTTTAACTAGTTCACATAGTATTCATATAGAGTGAAAGACTGTGAATTAGCATGAATTATCGGTAAGTTTCGTGTAGTTTTGTGTATGTTTATGTATACAGTGACTATCGAAAAGGGCAAATAAACGATAATAAATTATAATTAAAATATTGTTGGGTGAAAAGTTGCTCTAGCATACAAGCGGACCGCCGTCAAGTACTTTCTCTGTGTGTGTTGCAAAAATGCAACAGTTACCAACTATTTTAAAAAAAAGTGAAAAAAAGTGAAAATAATGCTTGACAATTGCCATTGTCTTTGCTATACTATAAACATAGTCGAGATAGAGACTACTGGCGTATCGCTAGATTAACTGCATGTCCCTAAGGGAGAACTGGCGCGATACTAGATTGAACTGCAAGTCTCTATGAACTTTAAAAGGAATATATTATGAATTACGATATGACTAAACCAATCAGAACTCTCGCTATGGAGCAAGACGTATTCGATGTTATTACTGATGCGCTTGTTGCTGAGTGTGAGCATGTCACTGAACTAGTTGAAAAACTTGATGAAATGTTACCTGAATACATCGATGGTAAGATTATCAATGATGTTGCTACTGAATGCTTTAATGAGTATTGGGCGGCAAAAGTGTAAAATAGTGCTTGACATCTGTATAAGACTGTGATATACTGTGTATATAATGATAATGAAAGTGAGTGAATATGTTTGAGATTGAATTTAAATTGAATGGTGAAACGCAGATAGTTACCGCGCTGACAGAAGAGCAGTGTGATGCTATTCTCGCAGACGGCACATTTGGTGTTAACGCAATCAACTTAGTAGAGGTACGTCAGTATGCGTAATATAATCGCGGGTGCATTAGGCATCACCGGACTTCTATTAGTACTAGGCGCTGTAGGTAGCGACTGTGATGGCAAGTGTATGGAGAACGCACTGTCAATCACTGAAGTACTACTGTTCGCATTAGCAGGTTTCGCAATGATTGGTGTAGCATTCGTTACATATGATAAGGAGTAGATAATGGCAAAAGCAATGGGTCAATATGAAAAAGTACTGAACGTACTGAAAGAAGCAGATAACTATACTGCTACTATAGATGAGTTCAAACAACAGTGTGAGATAGCAGGCGTGAACATGTACCGCATCTCAACGTATATGTGGGAAATTAAAACAAAGACACCCTATGGTGTGATCCCACTCAAAGACGGTCGCAAGGTCACCGGTTACAAACTGTGTGGCGTAGAACGAGTAGACGCGACTGCAAGTTAGAGACTAGTAGGGTTTTTCTCTCCCTTTCTCCCTACGTTGTCTCGGCGATGCCCTGTAACCCTTACTGACAAAGGGTTGTAGGGTGTCGCTTTTTTTTATTTTTTACTTGACAACAGTTGCCATATGTGCTATACTGAAACTTTAACTGCACGCCACTGAAAAATAACTGTTGACAACTGTTACTCACTGTGCTATACTATAGAGTAGACCCCCCACCCTATGTAATATTTTTGTGATGTCCGACCCCTTTAGTGCGGCATTAAGCGCGGAGTTCAATTTCGTGTTTTCTGAGTACGGCAAACGTCCACTGAAGTCCACTGTCTAAAAACTGAAAGCACTATAGGGGGTTTAAGGAATCCAAAAATTTTTCCGGACAAAAAATTCACGTTTCTCAAGTCGGCACTAAAACAGTCTGTCTTTACCTGTAGGTTTTGTTGTCATTCCTAGATGCGCTCTCATAGGACGACCTGCTTCTGCTGGTGTATCTGCAGTAGAGTATACACTGTTATTCACTGCTTTACTGTACACTCTATCATTTGAATTGAACTGTGCATCATGCTTACGATTTGCTTCTGCTATCTGTTCAGCAGTAGGTTCTTTTCTTTTCAATATAAACCTCTTCTCACTGTCGTTGTTAATTCACTATATGAATATCTTTTTTGTTTACTGTGTTCTCGCAATGCTTACACTGCATTACATCTTCTATATGTGCAGTATCATAAAACGATGAACATTCATTACATACAATATGATACACTGTGAAAGCATATGTTCTGTTGTATGTAAATCTCTTTGCTATAGCACACATCTTTACTTTTGCAAGACCAGTGTATTTGAGCGATAGACTGTCTGTGATGAATTGTCTATACATACGGATTATCTTTCATCATGTCAGAGTACCATGCTCTTGCTTCTGTCTGCGTTTTGAACATTGGCGATAACTGAAAGAAGTCTTGATTAGCATAGAAGAATTCTATCTGTCCGTTCTCATCTACATGTCTCATCAGAGCGATATAGTTTTCTGTGCTTTTACTCATCGTCTTGCCATCATTGTAAGTTCTAGTGAACATGTGCGTAGTTTGAGTTTGCCTGTCTGTTCGTAGATTATGATTGATGCTCTTGTGCGACCTTGCTTGAATTCAATACTCATGTTCTCTGGCAAGTATACATTCAAGTCATTAAAAGTCTGAAGCGCATCTTTCTCAAGACAAGAAAAGAATTCTTTGTCTATCCATGCTCTTGCTAGAACACGCCCGCAGATTTCTGGCAAATGTTTCTTTACTTCTTCTCTTGTGTCAAAGCGAGTTTCTTCATCTACAAGAACAAACTTTCGACTGTATGAAACGATATTCGATTTGTCTCTTAATACAAGTGCAGTGCTACTACTCATATGAAACTCGTACTGCTTTATTATCTTTAAGTAGATTAGATATATTGACACGCAGTTCTAGTCTGCGCTTTGAAATGTTGAGACTTACTTTACCGTGACTGCTTTCGATAAGCGTCAGTTCAGGATTACGACTAGTCTGAAAAGATGTTATGATGTTTGTGTGCTTAGTGTGATGAAACAATGCGACTGCATAAGAATTCTCTACTGTTTGTTCTCTACATACACACAATGAATAGTACTTCTTATTGTGTGGTTGATTTGCTTCATTCACCCATAGTTTATTATTCATCTTCTCAATGAATGTTTGATTAATCTTCTTTGTGATTTCGTCTGTGATTGTTGTTGCTTCTGTGATTGATGTGATAACATCATCTGCAACTGAAGATGTAATTTGTAGAAGACTTGCTTCATTAGACATTCTCTCAAATGAATGTGTGCTAAGTCCTTTTACGTCTATGAGACTAGTTTCTGTCTCAATGTCTGCAAAGTTATTTCCGGCGCCGCACCATGTGGCATCCGGAATACTATCTGCTATGATGTATTCCCATGTTTCTTTTGCAAGTTGTGGTTCTCTATTCTTTCTTGTGAACACTTCAGTATATGATTTGAGTTCACGAACAAAGTTCTGTGAGAAGGTATCGCCTAGAATGTTATGAATTTGTTCTGCATCTACTGCAACTAGCATAATGTATCCACTTCAACATAATTAAAATTTGATAGAGAAGAGAGGAAAGTTAATTCCTCTCTCATAGTTTTATTCTGCCAAAGCGGCAGTAATTCTAACTTGCCAATCGATATTCTCTGCCGCGAAGTCAGCGGCGGCATTTGAATGATCCACAGTCAGAGTATCGTCAATAGCAACTTCATCTTTGAAGAATGCAATAACATCGTCATGTGCTAGACGACCTGCTTGCATACACTCTTCTACTTTTGCTACTGTTACATTACCCTCAGTAATCTCAGGATGTTCTGCTGATATTGCTCTTACGATAAAGTCAGTATATTCGTTTTGAAAATCGACTTCAAGTGCCGCATACGATGCTTGTGGCATTAACCATTCTGGACATACTAGTGGTTGCTCTTCTTCACTGAATCCACTTGGGTCTTCTCCAACACCATCCCATTCTTGAATATCGCTTTCGCCTACAGGTACTTCTGGCATTTTATATTCTCCTTGTTAAAATATTTGTGTCCTAGTATTTATACTAGTGCCAACTTTTATTGTTTTGTACATACTCTTCATATGCGTCACGAACTTCATCAGGAACTTCATCTTCTTCAAGTTCATGTGCGCTAGACATGAGTTCACCGCTTTCGAACATGAGACCAATCTCGTTGATGAGTTCTTGCTGTTCTTCTTCAGTCATATTACTTTCATCTAGACTATTAAAGAATGTATCGGCAAACTTCAATTCTAATTTCTTAGTTGTCATTTGTTTCACTCTCTCTCAGTTTACGTTTCATGAATTCTTCATGACTTTCATGTGCGGTCTGATCCGCAGGGACTTCCCATGATACTTCTTGTTCTTTCTTTGTGAAGTCAAGCACGACAGGACAAAAGTCATTCTCTTCTACTTCATCATCTTTTACATGTTCAAGATAACCATCTATATGATATCCACACGCATTGAGAAATTGTTTATACACATCTAACATTTCATCGACTGATGCGTCTGAAGATACAGTCATCTCAATTCGGTCTACTGCAGTGTATGCTTTATGCTCATCGTCTGTTTCAGATATAAGTTTAATCATTTACTTTTCCTTTGCTTGGTCCATGTTACATCTACGCAGTGCATTAAACACCATCTCTAGACTTTCTTGATTTGACTTTTGAAAGAATTCATCATAAGATGGATCGGGATCTTCAAACCAGTCACCCATACGAATAATTAATTGAGATACTAAGTCTTGCGTATCTACATAGTTAACGGTATATTTCTCTATCTCTGCAAATGCGTTATTCATATGTTGTGTTGCTGAAGAAGGAATTCCTCGCGGTCTATTGCTTATCATGTACTTTCATCCAATACTGTGCTTGTTCAATTGTATTAAATCTAGGAGAAATAATCTTCTGTTTACTTTCTTCCATCCAGAGATATGATATTTGTCCTGTCAGTTCGTTTGTGTCTTGACATAGAGATACCTCATATTTTTTATTTAAGTCATACTCAGGTGGAGTAAACTCAAACTTTTTCTCAGGAACATATACCTCGTGTTCTTGTACGATGAAGTCACGCTTATCATTATAGTATTTTTTTATCCAAGGCGACTTCATGTTTCAATTAACTCCGTTGTTGGCATCTCTTTCTGTGACATTTGTTCTATCATATCTAGTAGAAGACGAAAGCAATCGAACCCATCGATGTTCTGTGATGCACAAGTTTGCATCTGTTCTACTACTAGACTAAATTGACTGATATCCATTTGAGGACTCCTATTGCTAGTCTGATAAAAAGTTTCCGGTTGCTTGGTACTGCTCGTCAATATCATCAACTTCTTGTACAAACAATCGATAATATTTAAACTGTTCTTCTGGATAACCTTGCTCTACTACCCACTTAGTTAAATCAAAACTTGACAATATGAACAAGTCTGTTCCTGAACCGGATACAGCATGTTTCGGTAGTGCTTTAGGAAACCCATATACCCATCCGCAATTGGTTGGGTCAATCATCAAAACATATTTAGATTGCAATTTGGACTCCTTCATTAGTTGATAGTGTCTCCATTTTCTTCATTATAACAGAAACATCTTCTTCTGTCAAGTATCCTTTGATGGTATCCCCGGCAAGAGTGATACCAGGAAGAGAAACCATACCTGCTAGTTTATCAAAGACACCAATCTCGTAGAGTCCTTTGTCACTACCATATGAACTAGAATGCCTAACAACAGATAGTTCATATGCACCATAGTCAATAAGTGCTTGCACACCATCTAAGAATGGTGTGAACTTTATATCATTAAATTCTTTTGTATAACTAATCATTTTAAATCACCTCAAAGTTTGGATCATCTTTAATATGTATCCAACGCATGTCGCGTATTTTATGTCCAGGCGCCAGTTTGAAAGTCTTACTTTCACTTAGAACACTGATACAGCGAATGCCGTTGAATGTTCCTACATCACGAACTTCCCACTCTTTACCGTGTTGGTCAATGCGTTGCTTACCATGGCGAGAAATACCTTTCAGTACTACCCACTCACCAACAACAAAATCTCTCATAGGATTCATTACACTCTCTCTTGCCATAATCGCTTACAACTAATCTGATGACCATTCTCTAGAACAAGTTTGATATCTGGCAGTGCGCCAAACCCTACCCACTTGTCAACAACATTAAGACCATCAAAACTTTTCAAGTCCCACATGAACTCCATGAATTCTTTCAAGGTAGTTCCTTTCGACAACTTCACACTGCCATTTACAAAACAATCAATCATTATGCCATTACCTCTTCTTCTAATTCACAAATCGCTTCATGGATCATATCACGCATTACAGTAATGTCAATATCGAAGCGACCATTCACAGCAGGAACACAAGCATTCATACAAGCACTAATGTCACTGCTACCGATGCCTTGACCAGTCTCAATCATATCACGAAACATAGTATCAACTTCTTCAACAACAATTTCTTTCATCTCAACAATATTCATTATGCTAACTCCTCAGCAACCATTTCACATTTAATCATATCGAAACACTCATCAACAATCTTCTTAGCATCATCGTAGTGGGCGAACCCTACTTCATCAGCGAAGTCCATAGTGCTTCCGTAGTAGAAAGTCTCGTTCTCAATCTTGTGAGTTTGAAGAATGTATTTCAGCATCTTAGCGGTCTTAGCGTGACCGACACACTCACCAACGTCTTTGTAAACAGCAATCATTTTGTTTTCAACAGCATCAATAAACATCATTTTTTTTTCTCTCTCTTTCAACTCATCTTACTTATATAATATACCCTACTTTTACACTAATGTCAAGAGAAATCCACAAAAAAATGCAACTTTTTATTGTTGCATTTCAATGACTTGTAATTTTTTTTAATTATTTTTGAATTCATAAAGGTACCATGTCAGCATTGAATGCTAATGAAATTCTATCTTCTGTTGCAGTACCCGCCGGCACAACATAGTGTATTAACCAAGAAGGAAATAACAAAAGAGTTCCTGTCGTAGGTACGATGCGCTTATGAGTACTATTGAATTCATTCTCTTTGTCTATAACCTCAGGAAAAATCACATGCTCAACTGAACGATTGTTAGATGCAAACTCAATTGGATGACAGTTCTCATCTGCCTTTGGATAATATACTCCAGAGATAACTGCATATGCTCTTTCACTGTGACTATGAGGAACAGAAATAAATTCATTCATATTGATGTTTGCCCATGCTTGAAATATTCTTTGCTTTAGTTTAGGATACAAAGATAACTTAGTATGCATTGCATCTAGATATGTTTGCACAACACCATAGAACTGTGCCAGTTCAGGTTCTGTTCCATCAAACCAGATACTAGGACCTTCACTCTTTTCTTTTTGCTTGTAGATGAATTTACAGATATCATCATTGTTAATAAAAATTTCTTCATGCACGAAGAAGTCTGCAAACGCATGTTGTATGTTTACTTCTTTCATATCACTCCTTCACTTTCTTTTTATCATTGGGTTCAGGTTTCTTTTTCTTTCCGAATATACGGTCGTAGTTTTCAGAATATGATTTGTCATCTGTTTGTTTTCTACGACCTGAACCTTTACCACCATGCCATTGTGACATAATAATTCCTTTTTAATATTGGTCGGAGATGCTGGATTCGAACCAACGACCCTCTGCTCCCAAAGCAGATGCGCTACCAGACTGCGCTAATCTCCGTTAAACTTTATCCCACAGTTGGGACTCTAATGGTTGCTCTGTATCTCGCCAACGCAAAGTTCCGTCAGCATCTTTGTAATACTGATGATTGTATTCATCTAGTTCAAAAAGCATTTTGAATATCATATCTGCTTTCTCACACTTTGCTTCTAACACTTCTGCTAGACCACTAAGAACAGTATGGGTTCGGTCTTCATTGTAGATAAGAGTACTGTCGTACATCATATCCGCAACAGTCTGAATGTCTGTTGCCGTTGTGCGAATATCATTCAACGCATGTTCTAAATCGAACCTTGTTTTTCCGTATGCATTACTCATGTTACGTCCTCATCTATTTGGCAGGGGAACAAGGAATCGAACCTCATTCTGTAGTTTTGGAGACTACCGTGATACCAGTACACCATTCCCCTAAATTGGCCTGCCCGGTAGGATTCGAACCCACGGCCTACGGATTAGAAATCCGTTGTTCTATCCAACTGAACTACGGGCAGATACTTTTACTCTTGAAACTGTCCACCCTCTAAGTAAGACACCTTCTGGTATTTCGATTTGTCATTTGCAACAGTATAACACATTGATTGAATATCATCAATGAGTGCTTGTATTTCTGCGGCGCTTTTTTTGTCTGGACCATATTTTGCTTCTCGCAACCTATCTGCTTGAAACTTTATGGCATCAATCCTATCACATAAATCAGATATCTTGTGTAACATTTATCATCTCCTTGTAATATATATTTGGTGCGCCCGGAGGGACTCGAACCCACACACCGTAATCGATAACGGATTTTAAGTCCGTTGCGTCTACCTATTCCGCCACGGGCGCAAACTTACAACCCTAGAATTTTGTGGGTCTTCTCGCTGAACGCTTTAGTCGGATGGTCAATCAACCAATCTTTCAATTGACCAAAGTAGAATGCGGCATCTTCTTCACCTTGCTTCTCTAGCAGTTCTTCTGCTTCTTTGGCAAAGTTGATAACTTGACGCAACATAGAACCACTATCATTGAATGTTGCTTTGCGTTGCAACTTTGCTAGTCGTTGATTGCTCATTGTGTAAGTACCTTTACTACTGCTTCATTCTCTGCAGTCACTTGTGCATTTGCTTCATTGACTTTATCATCAAGTTCTTTAAACGCATTCGTTGAAGAAATCTTTGACAACAACATACGGTCTTTACGCAGACGGTTCATCAGAATTTTACTTGCTTGCAAATCAGAATACTCTAGTAGAACGAATGCACGATACTGTGTGCCGCTTGATACAATCTTACTTTCTGATACTTTGTATCCAGCAACGTCTACATCTGCTACAAGATTAGAAGTTGTCTTTTCAAGTTCAGACAAGATTGCAGTATCAGTTTCATCAGAACCAATCTTTGAGATAAAGTTCTTTGTCTGACTACGAACACGCCCATTGATACGGTCAGCAAGAGTTGTCTTTGCATTCAGTACTGCCATGTCTACAGACAATTGCAAGTCAGGTGTTACTGATGTACCGACAGCATAGATTGCTTTATCGTTTGATGGTAACTCAGTAAACCATTTAGGAATTACTTCAACATTGTCTTTCACTGCACTTGCTTTATATTCGTATGACGCAACGTCAACTGTACCTGGAGGTGCAATGTTCTTTGTCGCTACGTTAGTTGAACTACACGCCGCCATCGAAAGACATACCGCACCCATAATCATCATATTATACTGTTTCACTATTTCACTCCTTCTAGTACATCAACAGCGCGGTCACGAAGACCACTATCTACAAACCAACCCATAGGGTCTATGTTTGTAATCAAGTCTGGATAGTTGTAAATTACAACAGCACCAATTAAAAATCCAATCACATATTTCATTATCTACCTCAATAAAAAGTTTAGAAAGAAAGAAGCACCAAACGGGATTGTAGGTTCAGACTTCTCTACCCACTGAGGACCAGTGTCTTCATATTTGTATACTGGCGCACCCTCTTTGATAACGACATACTTTCTTCCATCACCATAGTCGCCTGAGCGAAGAACTGGTTGTACATCGATAACTCTACTACTCACAACAGTCTTAGTGCCTACTGGCAAATGCTGTACTGTTGGTTGAGATGTTGTAACAGGTGTTTCACTTGTAACAACTTTACATTTTTGATTTGTCTTTGCAGTCAAAATCTCAGGCGACACTTTACCAATCAATTCTTTCTTTGCTTTGATGGTTGCTTTATCACATGCCGCGTTTTCTGTCATATCAGGACCAAATACATAATCAGCAATTGCAGGATAAGGTACTCCATCTATAACGACTTGCATCTTCATAACACACTTACGAGTATCATCAACATAAGGAAACACCTTACGGTCAACATTAGAAACACTTTGAATGCTTTTAGTCCAGTTGCTCTCTACATCATTCTGATACACACAATTAGCATATGCAGATGTAGGTGTTGAAAGCATCAAAACGATTGCTTTAGTTTTTTTGCTGACCGGCATCTAACCACTCCGCCACATGTGTTACACCAGGAATACAAAGACCATCGCGATTGTTTCTGTACGCACAGTCTTGATACATATTGATTGCAAGTTCTGCACCAGTACATGCTACAAGAGTATATGACACACAGAGAAGCAGTAAATAAGTGAATGCTTTGTCATTAAACAGTCTCATCATTAAACGCCTCAATCAGTTTTAGTTCTCGTACTTTTTCTTTCAGACCATTGATTGATAGTTGAATACCACCGGTGTATTTCTTTGCTTCTGCAAGTGATACATGATTAGTTAGTGTCCATTCAATTTTCTTTTCAACATCAGTTTCAAGTTCAAGCAAAAATTCATCTAGTTCATCAAGGGTCATCATGTTACCATTTCCTCAAACCCAAAAGGTGCTACGGTGTACTTCTTAGTACCAACTAATATTTGGTCACCAACTGAAGTAGAACGTAGACCATAACCATCAGACATATCGCCAACAACGGTAACAAATTCATTGCCGTCACAGGGACCTTTCTTAGACCAACTATCCATGATGTTCTGTGTCCAACGATATGCATACTCAAGTGCATCATCAACTGTTACGTTATCTTCAACCTCAACAAATGCAACTGTGCGAGGTGTCTTTTCAAATGCGGTGTGAATAACTGCAACTTTTTTCATAATATAATCTCCAATAGTTAACTTAACAGATGCCAGACCAACGAATACGACCAACGAAACTTTCTTTATCAAAGACTGTCGCTCTTGCAAAGTTTGTCGCTGGTGCATTCCATGACTTTGCCATGAGTACATCACCTTCAACGAACTTCTTAGTCGCTTTCTTTACAATGAAAGAATGAACGCTACGTTGACCACCCATTTTAGAGTGAACAATCTTAATGTAGTTGCGACCTTCTTCTGCAAAGAATTCGGTTTCTTTCATTTGGGTAGAACCGATTTTTGCTTGACCGCACCAGTCAACATAGTCATCCATGATGAAGTCAATGTAATCGGTAATGTGTGTTTCAGTAACTTGTTTCATAATATAATCTCTCTCATTTCTCATCTTGTATATACATTATAACGAACTATTAGATAAATGTCAAGGGAAATCCACATATTTTTTGGCAAAAGTTAAAATAATTTCATCTGTTGCTCATCGGCAGTGTCTTTAAGAAGATTTGTCAGACCTTCCTTTACAGTGAATGCAAAGAAATAATTCTGAATTCGTTCTTCTTCTGATAGGTCATCGAAGTTAGGAGCAAGATAGTCAGCGACTTCTAGTTTGTCCTGTTTAATTGCAGATAGCATACCAACTCTAACAATCTCACTCATCTCCGAATCCGATCCATCAAAATGAAAAACGAGAGAACCATCTTCCGCTTCTTCTTCCGAGCAAGTTAACGTCCAACTATCGTGAGTTGTATCGACTAAAGAATGCTTTTGTGATTGCATCGATAAATTCCTTCTTTGAAAATACTCCGTTATTGGGACCTGATAGGTCTGTCACATATCGGTAGTTCTTATATACCGTGTGATAAACGCGACCAGCATAAGTTGTGGGTGCATAAATGAACCCCTTGAAGTTGTACGATGGAAGATAATCCATTTTCATTTCGTTCTTCTTCAGGTACCGCATCATTTTCTCCTTCATCTATAAAATCTGCGAATTGAATTGTTACTATACTATATGTTGTTGTGTAAGTCAAGTACTTTTTATGGTAAATAACTTTTTTTTACTTTCGCCACTATTATTACCGAAGTGGCAACGGTTATGCATTATCTGAATGCTATATAGGGTGTCCCCTTTTCAGAAACAAATAAAACCTTTTAATCAGGTAACATTAAAACCTCCTCCTAAACTGCAGTTATCATCGACATTGGAACGCGAGTGACAGTCTTACCGAACGGAGTTGCGCCCGTAGCAATAACATCAACAGTAGTACGGTTAACTTTTTGAACTGTTCCTTTTTGAGTGAACCCACGATTGGTCCATTCAATGGTCATACCTTTAGCAACGGTACGCTTGCGAGATTTCGCAATGATGTTCATTTGATTTTTCCATGCTTGAGCAATCACGTTCAAGTCTTCCTGGTTATCGATTGATGAAAGTGCTTTAAGCACCTCGGTTAATTTTGCATTCATAATATATAGTCTCCTCAATTAAGCAGTATAAACGTAAGGTGTATCCCAACGACCAACATTCAGGTCAAGGTAATAAGCAGTGTCGAAGTAGTCAGTCATTGCATCACTGTTGTCGTACCACTTGTTACCTTTCATTGCCGCAACCATTTCAGCAACAAACTTTGCTTCAGTTTCAAAACCAACATCTGTCCAATGACGCTCATCATGGTAAGGATTAATGCTGAAGTTGTCACTCACACTAAATTCTTGGTCACCATAACCACGGCGCTGTGCAACAACTTTGTTATGAGCATTAGCGGCACCGATAAAATCAAGCACACCTTCTTTGATGCGAACAACTAAAGAAGAGTGATGGTTAACACCGATAGTAACTTTGACACCGTACTTCTTAGCAACCGCTTTAATAGCAGGAGCAAGTTCTTTCTTAGTCTCTTGTGAAATATACGCCATAATGTTTTCTCCGTTTAAGTTTCAATCTCATCTTACATATACAATATAACAGATGTTTGCCACAATGTCAAGAGAAATCCTCATAAAAGTGAAAATAAATGTTGTGTTAAAACAACGACTTGTAATTTTTTTTTAATTTAATGTGGATATTTTGTATTGAAACTTATAACTATCCGCTCATTATCTGTCTCTGAACCTTTAGGTACGAGATGTTCCAACCATGAAGGGAAGATAACAAGCAGTCCAGTTCTAGATTGTACTGCCGCATCCTGATGCCAGTAACCTTGAAGTGTGCTATTGTTTTCAGTCATTTCATATTGACGATAGATATTAGTTGGATTGTTAAACATAATCGGTTGTGCAGTATCATCTGCTTTTACATATAACGCACCGCTAAGTGCAGACATATTGTGTCTGTGTGGATTTGTTGGTGTTCCTTTTTCATTAATGTTAAACCAACTGAATGTGTATTCTAAGTTCGACCTAAGTCCAGTGTGTCTACAATATTTTCTAATAGTTTTCATGCAGACTTCATTAACATCATTGAAGTTTGGTAAATCAAATAACTCTGGCGAATCCACTTCACCTAGTCGGAAACCTGATCCATAACTACTACCACCGGGACCCTCAATCAAGTCATGTTGATATACTTTAAGATTTTTTATTCGGTGATATAAGTCTTTAAAGTCCAATTCTGCGGACACATCATATACACCAATAGGTGTTGGAAACAAATCATATATCATACAAGGTCCTCTGCAAGTGGAAATATGCCTGCAATCACTTCCGCACATGCTTTCGCAATTTCAATATGCTCTAACTGTGTTCCGTTAGCGGCACGAAGTTCAATGTAATGCATCCAAGAACGAAGTGTACCATTCATGTACAAACGTGACATAGTATTACCTTCTGGTAAGACTGCTCTTGCTTGCTCTTTAGCAATACCGTTTTCGATTGCCCATTGATAAGCACTATTTGCTTCATCAATAACACCTCTTTGTCTTGCCGCCCATGCTTCTTGTAGAATTTCATCCTCTGTGGCGATGCTGTTTTGTCTATTTTTTTCATCTTGCAATCTCGCTTCTCTAATTACAAACTCTAAATCTTCTGTTGGATTAGCATACCGTTGACTAAACTCTTGAAAACTGAATGAACGATGTCTTAGAATTTGTCTTGCGATATCTCTTGTAGTCTCAATTTCTAAACAAGCAGACACCATCTCAAAAGGTGACCAATGACTATGCTTTGCTAGATATGATAGAAGTTTTTTAGATGTTGCGGAGTTCATCTGTCCGCTAGGGTTTGATACTCTCGCGCAATAAGCGATTAAGTCTTGTACATCATCTAAACCTTCAATGTCACCGAGTGGTGGTTGTGAATATGAAATCAACTTTACTTTCATTATATGCTCCATTATGTTACTTGTGCGTTTTTGTCACATGTGTTATTCTAAAAAAACATCAATACTATTGACCTTTTTTATAGTCTCTTGTATAAATAGATTTGTGCAGTGCAATACTGTACAACATCATCACACTATACACTAGTATATATGACTTGTGCCAAGGGGTCAAGTCAAAAGTGGTGCGGGCGTTTAAGGTTAATAGCATGAAGAACTTGTTCAAAAATTTATTCAATACATTAGTAGGATCAAATCCAAACTCGGACATTATTCGTTTTATTAGAACTGAATTTTCTAATGATACGAAACATCTACAAGACGATGATGCGCTTGCGTACTATAACAATTATATAAAATACAGGAGATAGAAATAAATGTCGATTGGCATAGCATTACACAACAGTTATGAATACACATGCAAAGCATGTGAGGTGATTAGAACTGCATTTATTGCGGGTTTAGTATTTGTAATTTCAATTAGTGAGACTGCAGGACGTGCAAGAGCGGCACATGCATTATCACAAATGGGTTACTATGAAGAGGCAAAAAGAATAATGTTGGGTGACAACTAAGTAGAAGGAGAATTATCTCCTTCTTTTCTTTTCTAGTTCGTTAGCAATCCACTGCTTTGCAATGTAGTTCTTAACTGGAGTTTTGACCATGTTACGAACTCTCTTAAAGACCATTTGTAGAACATCATCATTAGGACCATTGTTGTCGAGAATGATAAAGTTCTTGCTACCAAAGAAACGCTGAAATGCACCAATGTTCTTTTGAACATCCATCCACATTGATTTGACTTCTTCTCTTGGTAGTGTTCTTTTTCTTGCTTGATTTCTTTCTTGTGCAACTTCTTCTGAAGTATTAACGAAAATCATATAAGTATCATAACCGAGTTGCTTTAGCGATGCCGCTTGTCTTTGAATTTTGTCAAAGTCTTTACCAGTACCATCAATAACAACACCAAGACGACCCATTAAAAAATTTGATTGTCTTGCCTTTGTCACTCGCTTTGCTTGTCCGCGAATTTCTTGACCTTTGTCTGAGTAGATATCTTCTGGTGTTGTATCCATACCAGCATCTTTTAACATCTTCTCATAAATGTCATCTGAGTTAACTACTTTAAGACCCATACCACCAGTCGTTTGTTTTTGAACATAAGACTTACCTGAACCAGGACCTCCTGCTAAGAAGAATGCTTTGAAGATGCTAGGATCATAAACGCCCTCATTTAAATCTGCAATTTGTTCTACTACAATTGCATCTTTAATATCTTGAAATCTTTTACCCATCTTATTACTCCGTATAAATATATCTAAGAGTATTTATATTTTTACTATAGAGAGGATTATAATGTCTGAAGAAAATGATGCTTATGAACATGAGACATATGATACAACTCAGCGCCGAGTGACAAAAGAAGGCATTCAATATGCTAGTGGTTCATCAAGAGTAACAACTAACCGACAAATTGGTGAAGTATCCAAAATTGGTAAACTAAATCCAGTTGAAGTCTATGCTACTGAAAATAAAAAAGTGATGGTATCTCTTGATGATATACTTATCAGAGAGCGTCTTAGAGACGGTACATTTAAACTTCCTGAGGGAACTAAGTATGTGGGTAACAAAAATGATGATGGTAGTGTGTTACAAGGAAGTTATGCCCGCAAATATACGTTAAGCGCAGATGCGCCTGTACAACCTGGTGATGTTATAGAAATTATTGATCCGGCGGATCAACATTTTGGACAACGGGCGCTTGTATATAGAATTCGTTCGACTTCATCCTGGACTATTTCATGTCACTTTATTGATGGTAAACACAACTCAACTAAGTGGGTGTTTAATGGTGACCAATATGCTCTAGTTAAGCGATGTGGTGCATTAGAAGCGACCGACTATATATTTCATGGTTTGGAAAGAAGTAAAAGAATTGTTAGAGAGGATGATGAGTAAGTGAACATTGATTATATTTTTCCGCATCCAATTGCGGAGGTGCAACTAGATATCGATAATGACAAACTATTACAAACAGTAGAAACCACTATTAGAGATTACTCAAACAATCCTTGGGATTGTGAAGTATTTTCAACTTACACTCATAGAGAATTAAATGACGATATTATGAGTGTCAATATTGAACTATTAGAGCAGGTTCAATATCACGGTAGAGAATTCATAAAAGAAGTTGGATGGCATACTGATGCGCCTTTGTATGCAGGTGACTTTTGGTTTAATTTTTATGAGAATGTTCATTGGCAGGAATCACATCATCACGGTATACATGACATATGTGCAATATATTACGCCACACCTGATATAGTTGCAACAGAATTTTTAAATCCAAACGACTATACATTTCATGCGAAGTATCCTAGAACTGGAAACAGTCCTGTTACTCAAAAATATTACAGTTCATTTCCTAAACCAGGAAAACTAATATTATTTCCTGGATATATAATGCATCAGGTTCCTTATAAGACTAGACAACCTATTACATATAAACAGCGAAGATTGACAGTTGCTTTCAATTTTGATAAAGAAACTGATAGAATTGCCAACATTTGCCAAAAAAAGACTTGACAAACTATACGAAGAGTGTTATATTAAATTTATGACTTATAAAAATAACTACAACAGTAATAGACGATACGTTAAAAACGATGATAGACCACGCGATGGGGGTCTAGAAGTAACAGTACGCAACGGCGATGTTGAAAAAGCATTGCGTCTGTTTAAGAAGAAAGTACAAAAATCTGGAATACTCAAAGAACTAAAAGCAAAACAGTACTATGAGAAACCAGCAGAAGCAAAACAACGTAAGAAAAAAGAAGCAGTTAAGCGTTGGAGAAAACTACAGAAGAAACTTGAAGAAAATTCTTGACATAATGACTGACTTATGATACATTAATATAGTTAATGATACAACGAGGTGATGATGAATATATTCTATCTACATAATGACCCTAAAACGTGCGCTGAGTGGCATGTAGACAAACATGTGAGTAAGATGCTTGTCGAGTATGCACAACTCATGTCAACCGCCCACAGGGTGCTTGACGGCGATGAGTACACTGATTATAGCAAGAACAACAGAAAAGTAAAACGATGGCGTTTACAGAACGACAATGCAGAGCAAATCGTATATAAAGCGTGTCATGTCAATCACCCGTCTGCTATTTGGGTTCGTCAGTCTGTCTCTCATTATAAGTGGTTGTACGACCTCTGGTGTGAGTTGCATAAAGAGTTCATCTATAGATACGAAAAACCTCATGCTAGTTATACGCTTCTGTCAGAACTTTTAAAAACTGCACCAACAAATATTCCTAATAAAGATTTTGTAGAACCGCCTCAAGCAATGAAGCAGTTTCCACAATGCATGGTAGAAGGTGATAGCATCAGTGCTTATCGCAACTTTTATCGTGAGGCAAAAAAGACTTTTGCTAACTGGAAAAAGAGAGATGTACCTCAATGGTACAATAACCAATCACTAAATAGAGATATAGATAATGCCTACATACACGTTTATTAATAATCAAACTGGAGAAGTATTTGACGAATTCATGTCATGGAAAGACCGAGAAGACTTCCTTAAAACACATCCCAATATTGAACCAGTCATTACCGCCCCTTCAATTGTTGGCGGCGTATCACTATCTGATAAAACCACAGACGGATTCAAAGAAGTAATGTCACGAATTGGAGAGAATGCTCCTGGATCGGCAGTGGATCAACAATACAATCGTAAGTCTATTAAGAGAAGTCAGACTGAACAAATTTTAGCAAAGCATAGGGCGAAAAATAAATGATAGATGTTATTAATGATTTTGCGAAATGGTTATCCAAACGAGGAAAAGTAGAGCAACCTAAGATTGAGTTTTATTCTTCAGTTGAGGGAATAGAAAAGTGGGCACCTATTGTACCAGCATCAAAATATATTCCTAACTGGTATAAACAATTACCTGCACAAAAAGTTCACACTTACGAAGAAATTAGAGGTATGTCCGATGCTACTAAAACTTTTCTTCCTACTGGCAATCCTCCAGAATGGAGAACTGCCGGTCAAACAATAAAAACATGTCCTGGCATACAAGATTACTTAACAAATGGATTTATTGTTCCATTTTGGGGTTCTGCAATGCTTGAAATTTCTGCTAACGGTAATAGTGCTGTGGCAGTAACTTCATCGGCACTTGCACAATACTATCCTGATGGCGCAGATGGAAAGTCAACAGGAAACAATGCTGACTTTGTTAATCTTGACGTTATGACAAGAGATAGTGATATCACTGCTTGGCAAGAGATGATAGCATATATGCGTGGACATGGATTCACCGAAGAAGAGATTGGGGATTGGACTAAAAATCAAAAAACACATTCATCTTCATGGGACTTTGGCGCACACCCGCAATATCAATACTCAACAATGATAAACGAGTGGCCTGACGAGTGGGCAAAAGTAGTTCTAAAACTGAACTCACCTTGGAGAATTATGACACCTCCTGGTTATTCTACTATGATTACAAATTTAGATTATCATTTTGATACACAACAATTATTCTCTGTTCTTCCTGGAATCATTAATACAGATTACTACAGAACATTTAATATGTTTATGCACTTTAAAACAAGAGGATGTAAGTTTCTTATTCCTTTTCAGCAACCACTCTGCAGGTACATCATGATTAAGCGCACAGATTTACCTTTTGAAGTTCGGACTATGACAAAAGAAGACGAACAGGCAGAGCGAGAAAAAATGAACCTATTAAACACAAATTGGGGTTCTTCAAAACCTTATCGTTTGATGGGTAAGATATTTAATAAAGGAAAAGGAGGTGGGTGTCCATTTAATCATTGATTATGTTATTGATGTTCAGAATATGATATCAGTCATAACAGAGGAGAACACATGACCAAATCTAAAGTAATTACCGTTAAAGCATTATCAGATACGTTAATTAAAAAAGTTAATCCGATTACAACCAATCAGGAAAAAACTTTTGACGCATTTAATAACGACAAGAATTTAATCCTTCATGGATGTGCTGGAACAGGGAAAACTTTTATTGCATTATATCTTGCAATGAACGCAATCCTATCGCGTAAAGTTGACCAAAGAAAAGTTGTATTAGTTAGGTCTATGTTACCTATCAGAGATATAGGTTTTCTTCCTGGATCACAAGAGGAAAAATCTGCAGTATATAATGAACCGTATGTCGCATTAATGAACGAACTATTTCCTGGTGTGGAGAACCCATATGAACTTGCTAAATATCAAGATATATTAGAGTTTCTTCCTACATCATACATACGAGGTATAACCTTGATTGATAGTATTGTGATTGTAGATGAGTGTCAGAACTTAAACTTTCATGAACTGGACACAATCATAACAAGAGTTGGTGAAAACTCTAAAATTATTTTTTCTGGTGACTTCATGCAAACTGATTTGACTAGACAGAATGAACAGAGAGGTATCATTGACTTTATGGACATTGTAAAGAATATGAAATCTTTTGATATGATTGACTTCAAAGAAGAAGACATTGTAAGAAGTGGACTTGTTAAAGAGTATATCATAGCGAAGAACAGAAAACAGTACGCTGGTCTTTACGAGAGTATAGACAAAAAACTAAAAATTGCATAAGGAAAAAATATGAAAGACAATTACGCAGAGTGTTTAAAAACCATCCTTCACCATGAGGGTGGTTATGTAAATCATCCTAAAGACCCAGGAGGTGAAACTAATCTTGGTGTCACCAAACGTGTTTATGAAGAATGGGGTGGAACAAAAGATATGAAAGACCTTACGGTTGATGATGTTGCTCCAATTTATGAAAAAAATTATTGGGGTCGCGTTAAAGGAGATGAACTACCTAGTGGTTTAGACCTCTGCGTATTTGACTTTGGTGTGAATGCTGGTACAGGACGTGCCGCCAAATATCTACAGCGAATGATTGGTACTGTAGCGGATGGTGGAATTGGTCCTAACACACTTAAAGCAGTTGCAAACTACGTTGATGAGAATGGCATTGAAGGTGCTATCAGAGAGTATCAATCTGCGAGGCAGAGTTACTATGAATCCTTGAGTACCTTTGATACATTTGGAAAAGGTTGGACTCGCCGTGTAGAAGAAACAACAGAGAAGGCACTAAGTTTAATTTAGTGAAAATTTATTATGACTGATAATGCTAAACGCGAAGATTTAGAACCAGTAAGATATATGGAACTTGGAAGTAGCGAGGAAGACAAACGATTATACTCAGATTACTTCCAAAGGTCCTTCTATTGGATGTTTGGTGCTGGTGCGGATGGAGCATTTGCACATAGAAATTATTTTGTTTCTGACTATGATAATAATTTAAACTATATCAAATGCAATCCATATGTTAAAAATATTTGGATAAAGATAGCACAGAAGTTAGACATAAATGTTAAGACCCAAGTTGGTAGATGTTACCTTCTTGGACAAACAGCGCAAATGGATGGTCCTTGGCATCAAGACAATACCGAAGATGATGACTGTAGAACAATTGTATATTATCCTGTAAAAGAAGTTCATCGTAGACATAGAGGAACTCAGTTTAGATTTGATGATGGTGCGGAAGAAGAAGCACCTTATCAACAAGATTGGTTCGTTGATTTCAATGCCGACATTTATCACAGAGGATTATCAACAACATCTAAAGATGATTTGCGAGTTGCGCTAGTATTTCAGTGTTATCACTTATCAAAAGTACAAGACTTTATTTTTCAGAACACTTGTGGTAATGATGAACGATTAGATGGTTTGATTGGTCCTATTGTTCCAAGATGATTTTTGATAGTAAAAACATTGAAACAAGACATTCATTTAGATTTAAGAGTATAGATGTTAAAAATAATCTATCTCTGAAGTATCCACGTTGTCTTATAGACATAACTAAGTTGAACGTGTCGTATTGTGATGAATTGTATAAGTTTCTTTTGAGTGAAGTATCAACTCTTATGAAACTAGAGGGTCACAAAGAAACTACAGGACTTGATGCCCAAAGTCTTTCTACAAGATGGGATAGATATAATCTTCTAACAAAGTACAAAGACAACAAATTAATTCAAGAACTTGAAAAAAACATCTTGACTTCTTATAAAAATTATTGTATAATATCTAATACTGAGATTGAACCTATAATGGTTCATTGTTGGTATAATGTTTTAGAAGCAGGACAAAGCATAAGTGAACATGTACATGACTATGGAACATATTCATATATCAGTGGTAATCTTTTTGTTGGTGGTGCTTGCGATACTTCTGTGACAAAATATATAATTATTAATAGAGATGAAGAATTGGATATGAAAAATAATGTTGGAGATATGACCTACTTTCCTATGTATCTTCCACATCAAACAAATACTTATGATGGAGATACCCCTAGAGTAACCATAGGTATAAACATATATCCCAAAAGATTTTATGAAGACTTTCGCAAAAACAACCACAACTGGATAGAACATGTTTACACATCTTGAACCAAAAGAAATCGATGAACTACAAACAATCAATGAAGACAACATGCGTTTGTATGTGACACCTGATGGATTAAAATATCCATCAGTAACAACAGTACTAGGATGGAAGTCTAAAGCAGGCATTCTAGAGTGGCGCAAACGAGTAGGTGAAGAAGCGGCGAACAAGATTAGTCGGCAAGCATCTACACGAGGAACTAAGTTTCACTATCAAGTAGAAGACTACATCAACAACAAAGATGTTACTTTTGCTAATCCTGCAGAGAAGTCTATGTTTACTTCAGTTCAAGATTATCTAAACAGGATAAATAATATACATGTTCAAGAAGCATCACTATATTCAGACTTCTTGAAGACTGCCGGTCGTGTAGACTGTATTGCAGAGTTTGATGGTCGACTTTCAATTATTGATTTTAAGACCTCTAGCAGACCTAAACAAGCAGAGTACATTACCAACTACTTTCAACAAGGTAGTGCATATGCAGTAATGTATGAAGAGAGAACAGGTATACCAATTGATACTGTTGTTATTATAATGGCAGTAGAAGGTAACGAACCACAACTCTTCATAGAGAAGAGGGACAATTATATAGAGTCCTATAGAGAGGTTCGAAATGAATATCAGAAAGTCATGGGTATTTGATGTTATTGTATTGGTATGGTGTCTAACATTTTTATCCAGCATCACATTTGCTCAAGATAATTCAGAACATGAATATAGACAAGGACAAAAACCTGTTGTCTGTACTAAGAAACCATACAACGAAGTAAAAGCAGAATTCGCGAATGAGTACGGCGAAGTTGGAATGATTAGATACAAAACTACACTACCTAGTATTGTCGAAGTTCTAGTTAACAAAGACAAAGGTACAGTCACAATATTAGAATTTCTTCCATCAGCAAATGTAACTTGCGTTATATCAGATGGAGGTGAATTAGAGTATAACAGTATTTTTGGTAATAATGGAATTACTACTTGACATTTACATCAAAGCATGTTATATATAATGTACAGTTTGTTGATACAATCTGAATGACGGGCAGGACGTGGGTGCGATACCCACCGCCTCCACCATAATTACTTGAGGACAATATGTTTGATAGACTAACAGAGTTTTTTATAAAACTGTTTAAGATACAAGAAAAGACACCAATAAGATATCTATCTGGTGTTGGTAAATCGAGTAATTATGATGGGGGCGAAATAGGATCGACTGACGTAAACAGGAAAGAGTAGAACTGTGGGATGACCGCCTAATAAGTCAAAACAAAGTAAATGCAAACGATAACATTGCATATGAAGATATTCGCCTAGCGGCATAATCTTCTGGGTGTCGTAGGGACGCCTGGAAACAGAAGAAGCAATTGCTTCACCCTACATTTTACACACATACACACAAGGAGAAATAGTATGAGTAATCCATTCGATTTGCGCTTCTCTATGATTGAGAGTGCTAAACAACTGCTCACAGAGCAATATCACACTGATATCAGCAATATTAAAGAGAAATACTTTGCAGATAGAGAAGCGGGATTAGATGTTTCTTTTCCTGAACTTCCTGCATTTCCAACATTCGAAGATATCAGCAAACTAGCAAATGAGATGAATTCTTTCGTTTCACAACGCTAAGGTGGTAATAATGAGAAGTCAAGTGGTTTTCTGCTTGACTTCTTTCTTCTTTTATAGTATACTGTGTACATGATGAAAAAAACAATTGTGTTAACAGCATTAGTTGCTTCTGCAATCGCTTATAAGTCAAGCGGATCAAGTGCAGAGGTTGCAACCGAAACATTTACTATTGATGCAGAAACAACTTGTCTCGCAAAAAATATGTACTTTGAAGCAAAGGGACAACCCAAAGCAGGTCAGATTGCAGTATCACTAGTTGTTATGAACCGCGTTAAGGATTCAAGATTTCCTAACACTATATGTGAAGTGGTGCATCAAGGACCAACATCTAAGTGGTGGAAAGAAGAACACGACAAAGATGTTCCAATTAGAAATAAGTGTCAGTTTAGTTGGTTCTGTGATGGCAAGTCTGACGAAATTAACGATGTGTACGCATACTCAGGACTATATCTTTTAGCGACAAAAGTATTAGATGGTCGTTATGATGGTATGATTGAGGGGTCTACACATTATCATGCAACTTATGTAAATCCTTATTGGGCAAAGACGAAAACATATATTGCTCAAATAGGTGACCACATTTTTTATAGATGGGATTAAAATAATATGACTACAAATCCAGAACCGATGACTCCAAGAAGATTTTCTAATATAGTAGAAGGTATAGTAAGAGAAAAGCAAGTTAATTATATGGATGCAATTCTTATTTATTGTGAGAAACATGAACTTGAACCTGAAGACATTCGTAAGTTTGTAAGTAAAACACTTAAAGAAAAAGTAGCATTAAATGCACAAGACTTGCATTATCT